CCGGTCCCCCGGCGGGTTAGCTGCTGTCACTGCGGTCGGCATAGCTGCCCTCATAGCCGCGCTGGGCGGCCATGCAGAGCCACACAAACTGCTGACCTGGTGCGCCGTGTACAATGGCATACTGGCCGCAGTTTTCGGCCCACAGGTGGCCGGTTCCGTCGCAATCCGTCAGCAGCCAGGCGGGCTGCCCGTGCTGGGCGATGGTCTCCGCATAGCGCGGGTCAAGGGCAATCAGGCACCAGCCGTCCGGCCCGCATTTGCCACGTCCCCAGTCCGCAAAGGTCGGCAGCGGCGTTTCAAACGCGGCCATTTTCAGTGCGCCGAAGCTGGTAGGCACCACGCGGGATTTTTCGCCCCAAACGTCCAGATTGTGCACGTTGAGCTTGCCGCTCACGCCAACTCTTGTAGTATTAAAATCGGCATCGCTGTCATCGCTTCGGTTGTAGGTGATCTGCATCCCAACGTAAGATGTGGGGTCGAGTCCGTTGACCCAGCCGTACTTGGCATACTTGCTGCACGCCCCAATGTAGGAGCTGCCAGCCTCAGAGTACAGCACGCCGGTCAGGCCGATGCTGCCGGTGTTGATGGTGGCATACCAGGCAATGTGCCTGTTGTCGATGTACACACGCTCACCGGCCTCGGTGCCCATACGTATCCAGGCGTTGTCCAGATCGTACACCGTGTTGTACTTTAGGTTGTGCAACTGGCCTGTGGTGATATTGCCGCCGTTGATGATTGTCTTGTCCTGGTTCCATGTGCTGAGGTCGGAAAATGTCACCACGCCGGATAGGTTGATCTGTGCGCTGGTGATCTCTGTTCCGCCTGCCGTCAGCTTGATGGTGCTGCTGGTTCCGCTTGTGCTGGCCGTCAGCTTAATTTCGCTCACTGTCTGCTTGATCTCGGTTTTGGTTTCGTTGGCGGTCAGATAGTCGCCGGTGCTGGCCGTCCAGGCGGTAGGGGCATTGCCCATCTGCACCATGGGGTGCATGATGGTCAGATCGTTGGTAACGGTGGCGTTGTCGTCGGCTGTGCTTACAAACAGACCGTCTGCATAGCCGTCCGCGGTCGCCGTAAAGGCCGCCCATCGCAGCTTCCAGCCGTTGTCCAGCGCAATGTCCTGCTTGGCCTGCTTGAACGCAGAGCCGTAATAGCTTTTTGTGCCGCGGGAGGATTTGGTTTCAAACTGCAAAAACAGGCTGTCCGTGCCAGAGTTGAGCTTGTACAGCACGCTGGCGCAATAGGTCATGCCCTTGGCAATCACCAGCGTTTTGTCCGCACCAAAATGGAAGCGGGTGTTCTGCGCCCTATTGGTCGCATGGACGGATTCGCCATCAATGGTGTAGCTGCCCTTTTTGCTCAGGTCATTGCCGCCTGCATCCAGGGTCGCATTGTTCCAGTTATCGGTGCCCGCAATAATATTGTTGCCGCCGGTGATCCGCTGCGTTACCGTCTGGGTAATGCTGTCGGCTTTCTGGTCAATCGCGGATACTGATTTTTTAACGGTTTTGAATTCCTGCTTGGTGCTGTCTAAATCGTTGGAAATGGTTGTGGTGGTCTTTTCCAGACTGCTGACTTTGGTGCTGATGCTATCCGCCTTTTGGCTGATGCTGGAAACATCCTCTTTCAGGCTGTTCACTGTTGCGGTGGTGGCATAATCCTGCAATTTGCTGTCAACCGCATTGTTGGCAGCGCTGGTAGCGGTATCCTTTACCGTCCCTGTTACAGATTCCGTCACGGACTTGGTGACCTCGGTCTTGATCTCATCCGCCGATTGGGAGATCAGGCTTTTGGCGCTTTTCTCTGTTATGTAGTCCCCGCTACTAGCTGTCCACGCGGTCGGCGCGTTGCCGTATTGCAGCATGGGGTGCAATGCCATGTACTTGTTTGTAACCGAACCCGACTGCAGACCAAATCTAACGCCGGTCAAAATATAGTTGTCCTTCGGTGTCCATGTGCCATACCGTAACACCCAACCGTCCGATTGCTCAATTTTGATTTGGTCAGCAGGCTTTATGCTGGTGTAATATCTGCTGCCGTTAGCATGCGAATAATGGATGTCCAGATAAAAAGCATCCTCGCCCGAAACTTGCTTGTACATAACGGATATGCACAGCGTTACACCCTTGACAATGCGCGTGCTAGTAGTGTTAAAATCAAATATTTTAAGGCTATTGGAATTTGTTACCGTTGCACTGCCATCATCATTGTATTCAACAGTGCCACCGCCTTGGAGAGCAGCGTTCTTGAAGCTCTCACTGCCCAGGATCAGGTTGCCGCCGCCGGTGATTTTGGTGTCTTTTTTCACCTCAGAGGAAAGCCCGTCCACCGTTGCTTTCAGGTCGGTATACTTGCCGGTCAGGTCGCTGGCCTTTACTTCCAAGCCGTCCACGCTGGTCTTGATCTCCAGCATCTTGCCGGTCAGGTTCTTGTAGCTCTGGCTGTTCACCGCGCTGGAACTTTCCCGGCTGGCGCTGCCCATGCTCTCAAAGCTTGCCTTGCCGGAGGAGATTGTGGCGCTCATCAGGTAGGTGTCGAACTCCCGCCCGCGTGCGTCCTTAACGTGCACGATCTGCCCGCAGGTAAGGCCGGAACTGCTGGGCACCGATACTTTGCAGGGGGTATAGGTCACGTTTTTCAGCACGTTGTAAAGGTTTTGGACAACGGTTTTCAGGTTGGCTTCGGTGCCAGTTGTCAGCAGCAGATTACCTTGCACTGCATAAGTGTTGGTGGCGGTGGTGCTGTCGGGGTAGATGACCCCCACGTCACTGTCTGACTGCCGGATCTGGACTTTCTCAATGGCCTTGACGGTGTAGTCCTCATAGCTCAGGCTGTCAGCATAATAGGCGGTGCTGTTGCTGGCACCGTCCGGGGTGATTTTGGCCGTGCTGCGCTTATCGGCGTAGGTCAAAAATTGCAGCTTGCCGTCCGCGTTCATGTGGGCATAGCAGCCAGCCGCTTCCGCCGCCCAGGAGATGATCTGTCGGCAGGTCAGGTCGTCCGCGTAGAACGCCTGCACGCTGTAGCTGCCGTTGATGGGCAGGCTGCTGCTGGCAAGCGCGACCCCTGCCCGCTGGCAGGCCAGCTGTACCAGCTGCCAGATAGTTTTGGGGAACTGCGCCTGATTGGCGTGCAGCCAGCCGGAGAAGTCCGCATCCAGCTTGGACATGGTGTCGTAGGCCGTGACCTTGTAGCTGTTGCGCTTGGTGCGGGTGGGCTTTTCAGCATAGAAAACGCCCACCTTGGTGCGGTTCCCGGCATCGTCCTGCCGGTAGTAGGTCAGGGCATCCCCGGCGGTAATTTGCAGGCTGCCGCCCGGGTCCGCCCAGATTTCGGCTTCAATGTAGTCCGAAAACGCAGAGCCGATGGTAAATTCCTGCCCGGAGTTCACCGCAGTGTGCAGGGTCAGGCTCTTCACCGCGCTGCCGGGGGAGCCGCCCTTTAATTCGGTGCCGCTTGGGAAAGTGAGAATTGGTTGGAGCAAATATACACCTCCTTTGGTTTTAGTTAGGAGGTAGGAGTGAGGAGTTCATGGTGTGCGCGTGCGCGCACGGGTTGAAAATTGGGCCGCAATCCCGTAGGAGCGCACATTGTGCGCCCGGTGCCCTGTGGCAAATCCTGTTATGGCATCTACCGCAAAGCCCCGGAACGGTCAAGACCGTTCCCTACAGAACGAAACCTAAAGGCTGCATTAACTCCTAACTCCTACTTCCTACCTCCTAACTCTCAATCAGCATTCAATAATGTTAAACTTAAGGTTCTTCCACTGTTTTGTCTTGGCATTGTGCCAGGCGATGCCGTATTTGCTGCAGTAGCAGGTGGTGGTTTCTGTCTCGGTGGAAGAGCCGGCTTTGGGATGGGTGAACTGAAACGTTGCCTTGCCTGCAAACAGCCCGATGGTGTACTTGTATTCGTCATCCGTCAGGCAGCTGTAGGCGATGGGCCAGGTGGCAACCTTTTCCCGCACCACTTCGCGGTGCATGTACCCGGCTTCGTCGCGCCCGGAATCGCTGGAATCCAGGTCGGAATAGCTCGGTTCAATGTCGCAGTCCGGTGCGTACAGGGATTTGCCATCGATCTGGAACAGATTGGTCAGGGTCATGTCACACACCTCCTGTGGCAATGGCCTGTTTGCGCTGCCAGCGCTGCACGGCATGGCCGATATCGTCGTCGGTCAGCTCAATGCCGTACACGGCGGAGAGGATCTCCCGCAGCACGGAAACCACGGCCTCAAAGCCCGCCATCTGGCCCGCCTGCAGGTCCTCCATGACCTCGGCCACAGCCTGCTTGATGGTGTCCAGCGGGGCTTCCACGTTGGTGCCGCGGCTCTGATCGCCCAGCACGGCGAGGAACTCCCGGTTGGCCGGGATGACCGCGCCCTGCGCCAGATACGGAATTTGCGGGGCCGTGACGGTGCCGATGTTGAACCCGAACGACGAGATGCCGGTCAGGTCCGTCACCCAGGACGGCGCATCGAAGGACAGGCTGTTCAGGCCGTTTATCACGGTGTTCAGACCAGATACAATGGCGGAAATCATTCCGTTCACAAAGCCGATAATGTTGTTGATCGCGCCCCGGATGCGGTCGCTGATGACATCCCAAATATCGCTTACGGCGTCCTGAACCACTTGCCAGGCGGCCTCCCAATCGCCCTCGAACACGTTGCGCATAAAGTCGATCACGGCCTGCAGGCAAATCAGGCCAATGTCCAGCACGTCGGCCACAATACCGATGGCGTTGGTCACGATGCCGGCAACGGAATTGAACACCTGCGTAAACACCGGGCCGAAGGTGCTTAACAGCCAGTTGGCCAGCGGGTCGATCACATTGTCCCACAGGGCCTTGATGACCGTAGCGATTGCGTTGATCGCGTCGCCGCCCACGGCGATCAGGTCACTGAACAGCGGGGACAGGTGAGTGTTCCACAGCTCAGTCAGGCTGGTGACCAAACTTGCCAGGATTGGGTCAATGACCTCCGTCCAAAGCCGCTGAATAATGTCGCACACATCCTGCACGACTTCACAGAACGCGGTAAAAATCGGGGAGATGTACGTTGTCCAGGTTTCGTTCCAGGCAGTTGCAAGGTCAAGCCATATCTGCTTTACAAGGTCAAGCGCCGGGATAATCCATGTGTTGATAGAATCCGTCAGCATATTGGCCAGCGCGCTTAGGATCGCCGTGCCCGATGTGATCACGGTGCTTACCACGTCGCCGACTACGGGCGCGAGAAGCAGGCTCAACCCGTTTACAAATCCGGGTACAAAATCAAAGACAAAATAGTCCAGCAGCGGAGCCAGCCCGTTTTGCCACAGGTTGGTGAACGACGCCTCCAGCTGCGGCAGCGCTGCCTCTGCGGCGGCTTTGATTTGTTCCCACGCTGCGCTCCACGCCGCTGCGGACGGGGCCAGCGCGTTGGTGAAACGCTGCCATGCGGCCTTGATGCTGTCGATAGCACCCGTGATGCCGCTTACGTCGCCGACCTCGGACAGCGCACCGAACGTGGCGTCTGCGCCGCTTCCACTGCCACCGCTGCTGCTGTTGTCTTTCTCGTCAAGCCGCTCGATTTCATCAAACCCGGCAAGGCTCTTGGCGGCTTTGTCGGTCTGCTTGGCCATACCGCTGGCCGCGGTGCCGACGCTGGTCATCTTCTTGGCTGTTGCCTGCATGCCCGAAAGGCTTTTGCCGGTCAGCAGGCTGATGAGCTTTGCCAGGTAGGCAAACGCCTTGGCGGCAAGGTTCATCACATAGGTCAGCGCGCTGCCCAGTGCATTGACCAGTGGGGCGGCCGCGGTCGCGGCGGCACCCTTTAGGCGGGCAAGTGCCGTGCCGAAACCGTCCGTCTTGGCGACAGCGCTGCCCAGGGCGGAGGTCAATGACCGCAGGGCCGAAGAAATGACGTTGAAGATCAGTGCGCTGAACACGATGCTTTTCAGCCGTTTGGCAAAAACGCCAAAAGCGGAGCTTGCCCGCTTGGCACTGTCACTGGCACCGCCAGTGCTGCTGGCATTTCCCGCCTCTTGGCCTGCCTCCGCCGCGGCGTGCTTTTTGGCAGCCTCCGCAGCGGCTTCCTGCGCTGCAATCTCCTTTTTGGTCGCGGCCACGACTTTTTCGGCGTGATGCGTGGCGGTTTCCGGGCCATAGGCTTTTTCCTGCGCCGCTGCAATTTTGGCGTACTGCTTTTCGATGTCGGCAGCCTGCTTGTTGAAATACTGCTGCATCGCGTCGTCGCCCGCCTGCATTGTCTGGGCGCGCTGCAAGGTTTCAGCTTGGTTCGCTGCGGCGGCCTGCTCCTGCTCCATCCGGCGCGCCAGTTCCGCATGGCGCTGGGTCATTCCCTCCAGCGACTGCCGCTGGCTTTCAAACTCGGCAGTAATTTTGGCCGCTGTGCTGTTTTGCTGCTCCAGCTTGGCTTCCAGCTCCGCAATTTTGGCGTCAGCCTGCGTAAGCTGTTCCGTCAAATCGCTCCTTTTCAGCAGCGCGGTGTCGCTCGGCAGCTGCCCTTTGTCGTGAGCGGCGTGGATCTCACTGTTTACTTTTTCAAGCGCGTAGGCGGCCTTGTCGGCATTGGCGTACGTTTTTTCCAGCTCGGCGGCAGTTTGCTCAGCCTCGGTTTTTGCCTTGCCAAGGCTTTCCGCCAACTTCCCGCGGGTGTTCTCGGCGGCAACGATGGTTTTCTCCAATGCCTTGATCTGCGCGGCAGTGTCTCCCGCCTGCGTCATGATTTTGGCCAGTTCCTGGGTCAGCGGCTTCAGAGCATCGCCCAAACCGCTGGCTTTTCTGCCGTCAAAGGTCTTTTCGATGGATCGCCCCAGCTTGTCCATTGTCTTTTGCAGGTCGTTGCCGCTTTTTACGACCTGCACCGTGTTCAGGCTGGTGTCTATGGACACTTTCGGCATAAACGGCTCCTTTTTGTATCATGCTTCGCCTAAAAGCGCCAGAAGGCGCTGCTTTTCGGCTTCTTCCTCTTTGGTAAGCTGCGGGCGCAGGTCAACGATTTCCTTGTTTTCGCGGTAAAACTGCTGTTCCCATTTTTCGAGTTTTTGCCCTTTTGCCAGCTTATGGCGGATGCCCACCACCGTGGCAAGCGGCCCGCTGCCGATGTTCATAAAGTAGGCAATGAATGTCCACCAGTGCAGGTAGGGCAGCGCCCGTACCT